CACCCCCTCCAGTAGTCTGTCCAGCCACAATGGGAATTGCTCTTGCAGGCGTTGTATAGAGTTCACCAACTGGTCTGAACTTCACAGACACTTTCGCTTCATCCACATAGAGTCCATCAATTGGCAATGCAGAAGCAATATCACCTTTAGAAAACCAGAAAGGTAGTGGTACAACAACTTGGGTATTCGGTTCATCCCAACCAATTGAAAATTCGGTAAACCCATTCGGCACTCGTTTGATAAGATTATTTACATTCTGAACTTTCTCAACAGGTGTATAATATTCATCTAGAATTTCAAGAAGCCGACTATCAAACTGTTCTACACGCGCTCCTCCAATATCCAATTGAACACTTTGACAAAGAGCATGGCCAAGACTATTTGTCCAACCAAAGACAGGTCCTGCAAATAGATTACCTCCTTTATTCTTTGCGTCTAGCTGTGGTGACCTTATATCTGGCATTGTAGCGACCAAATAGACTCTTGAGATTAAATGTCCTTTTCTCTGAAGACGACACACACCAGAAGTTCCAAATGCAGGTTTTGTATCAAAGTCAACACGGTGCCACTGTGTTGTAAATCGCCCAGCCTTATGTAGAATATAGAGGAAAGGTTCTATTTTTACATCTTTTGCAAAAAGTCTATAATCTTGAAGACCATTATGAAACAGCCGAAGAAGACTTGCCACCATTCTTCCGCCTACCTATTATTCTATGAACAATCTATTCTTTAGTCCCAAACTAACTATTGTAGACTCTATTCGCAATTCCAGACTCAAATCGGACCCAATTCATACCAATAGCAAACACAACAATTTCCCAATCTACATCTCCAATCCCACCAGGTGGTTGTATAGTAAAACGCATTCTCACATCTGTTGTACGACTGCTATTAAACCATCCAGAAGGATTATGTTCTCCAGGATGTTTCGCAAAGGAATATCCATATATAAATCGTCTATAACCAACAATTCCACCTTTGTGAGCCTTTGCTAGACAATGCCGAAAATACTCTTCTTTTTCATCTACAATTGTTTTTCCATCAATCTGAATTGCAGAACTAACCAAGAGTGAATCCAATGGATTGAACACCGGGTCATATTCACTCTCAAGAACTGAACTGTAATTCACCCATTCATTATTTGTTTCTACACCTTTTCGCCGCACAATCCATAGTATTTCCTCAATAGGTCCATTACATTCTAAAGGAACTTGCACATGAATCTGATTGTTTTCACCAGGAATAAGAACATATGTTTTCGGTTCATCAAACACAAAAGTCTGCACATCGCGATAGAGTCTGTCAAAGGGTTTATGCATCAACGCCTTACGAAACTCTCCATCCACTACAACTCCATAGGTGACAAGACGAACAGAATCAAACTGAACAGATGTATTTTGGGGAACTGTATAGGAAAATTCAGGGGGATTGTCACCACCGCGCAGATCTGTAAATGTAAATGTCTTTCCAAGAGGTGTCTCGTAAATAGATTGGCGAACACCCCTCGCCGATCTCACACATTCATGAAAGGGTCTTAGTTTGAACCGAATACGAACACCACCTTCTTTTACACTTACAAGAGGAAACGAGCTCCGTAGCCGTTCGCGTTGAAAACTGAAAGGCAAAATACAACTTATCCAACCTTTTTCTGTTGGGAAAGAACGGCGAGTATCCCAATTCTTAAGTCTAGGCAAAGAGACTTGTCCAAGAGCATCTGTAGCAATTCCAAACTGAGTATTCATATCTGAAAATACATTTGTAAAGACTTGAGTAAAGTCTGAGCCAAATTTCTCAATCGTGTGGTCTTCTAAACATAATTCAGTCTCTTTGACAAGAATTGTACCCATACTATTCGCATAGAACCATGCATCTGATGGATCTTTATACACAATCTTACCACTTCGCAACAAGTCACGAATACTTTCAGGAAGCCAATGGCGCAAGCGAACCTGAAGCATAACACCAAGAAGTAAATCACACGCTTTTACAGAACCTACTTCAAATTGAAAATGACTGCCAAAAGTCGCATCACCACGAAATGGGAATTCTTGAACAATAGGTGAAAAAGGTAGAACTCTGCGTTCAAAATCATTTGTAAACCATGTTTTGTTTGTTGTCAATGGAAAGAGATAATCATCTTGTTCATCTCTATCACATATGTCTAGGATTGTCGTAGCATCTCCTAGAGGTCTTGTGCATGACAAATTCATCTACTCTACACAATACTTAGTTTGCGTATTTATACCGACCACGACCTTCAAAAATCTCGTATACACACCAAGACTCTAGAATGTTTCGCAACTCTGAAGTTCTTTCACCAGAAACGGGGTCAGGAACAATAGGATTTAAACTAATGTTCAGAGTCGGTTTATCAGCCGTTGTGAAATTAATTCCACCTGTTGGTTCTCTCTTATAGGGCCAAGCCTCTTGTTGATTCCAGCCATAGCCCCAATTCATTATAGGAATCTCTTTTGATGTTGCCCTTGTTTCTTTTGCATGTTGCATAACATCTTTCCAGACAAATGGTGCCCAAGGACCTTCTCTTTCTTGAGATGCTATAACAAGTGTCATAGAGTTGAAGAATTGTCCACTGCCACTGCCACCATTATCATTTTCAAACTGAATGAGTTTATTTTTGCGAATAGACCCTGTTGTTCTAAAAAAAGAGACTTGTCTTTCTGTCAAGAACTGACCATCCAATTGCCTCTTTGTAAGTGCATTTCCACCTCTATCTAACGGGGAGTAGTCTGCTCCGCCAAATGTAAAATAATTTTCATAGATTCGTTTGAAAGCAATATCTTGATTCGTGCGAACGATTTTATTACGATATTCATTTGTTGTATAGAGTTGTCTTGTTTCCAGCACTATGCTTGGCTGTTGCATCTGAATGCGCTCAAGTGCTTTAAAATTACTCTGAGAACCATCTTGGAAAGTTTGAATAAACTCTTTTCCAAAAGGAGAAGGAGTCAGAATACTTTGATCGCTTGTTTCAATAAGTTCTTCTAGGCTTCGTAACATAATCTTAATACGAAAGGTTTGGCTTCGGACTGCACAAAGAGGAAAGAAACCAGAATCTCCTTCTGCACATCCTGGGAACGGAATACGAAGACGAAGACGACCTGGAGGTGTGGCATTTCGTTGAATGCCGAGTTCATCTCCAGAATGAATTCCTGTTGTCGCATCATCAACAAAGAGCTGATTATAGGAACTTTGTGTGCGTGTAAGAGCATAGAGTGCATCTCCACTGACCTCTTGAAGTAGAAACTGGTCCTGAAAAATTTGTATTTTCTTAAAGAGGAAATAGCCTATTCCATTTGTATATCCCCATGCGTTTCCAGACAAATCTCGCACAATTGTTTTACCATTTGTTTTGACCTGTTCAGGTGGAAGCCAAGAAGGCAACTCCACAACGAGATGAACACTTTGTAGAAGATCTCCAGGTGTTTCCAATTCAAACTCGGCAGCTTGACCCCATTTCACATTTGTACTAGCAATTGTATGGCGAACTTCGGGCAGAGTTGGAGGATATTCTTTATAGCGATAGTCAAAGGGTTGAACAGATTTTGCAGAATCACGAAAGAAGAATTTGTCTTTTTCACCACGGGCTACAAGTTCAAACAGTGCACCGTCCAAACTGGTCTGCGGAAGAGCCGTAGCCATATCTTTTAGATACACATAAAATGAAGTTTAGATATGTCTAAAGAGTAGGTATGGATGGATCCCCCGCAAGATTTATTCAAAGGAACATTATATGAAATTCGTGTAAAAGATGAAATCTTTACTATTGAACTTGTGTTCTTCATACCGAAAAAGGTGATGATTGCAAATATTTACAGGCCATTCGCAAAATCTCAGTTTATTCTGTATCTAGATACAAAAACGAGTACACAATCTTTTTCAGAAGGTACACATGAACAAATAGAAGTCTTAAATGCTATACTTTTTACATTCCTACAGGATAAAAAACTATTTGTGGCTCCAAAGAATTCTCCAGTCTCTTATACTATATTAAAACTTACAAATATATATCTTGGTTCTTCTCTACTCTTTCATTCCGCAAAACATACATTTAGAATTACATGTAAAGATAATGGATATCAATATTATCTTACATTTGGTGGAAAAGAATTTGGCGAATGCATAGAAATATTTGTATTTAATCAATCAGGCAAAACTATACTTTCACAAGTGTATTCTGAAAAAGAATGTGGTTATGATTCTATACTCAAAGATGGAGAAACGGTAGATATGATAAAATCATGTTTACAAGTATGTGAAGCACTATTTAGAACTTCAACATTTATTTTTCATGATAATAGTCAAATAGATTGTGGAACAAAAGACCTCTCACGAAGGCCACCAAGAAAACCACAAAGTCCCTACTCTCTAACACATCTTCATTTAATGAAATATGGTAAAACATGGTACGAGGATCATTTTAATGCAGAATTAGTTGATAAACATATAGAAACTATATACTTTAAGAATCGCCAAGAACTAGATAAGCCAGTTGATATTCCTTTTGAATTACTGTCTAAACAATACAGATTTGATAAACATATTCAAGATGGATTAGAACCCTTTTATCAAGATGCTATAGATCAGGGCAAAACATGGAAACAATTCTTCAGAAGTATTCCAAAAGATAAAATATGCGAGTACCTAAGATGGACTCCACAGTTTATTGATACTCTTATTCGGTTTCAACCAAATATTCACGAATGGCAAATTCCTATTGAAAAGATGAAACGAACAGATATGATGTTTGTATTTTCAGACCTTTTGGAAAGAAAACAAATTCATGGTGGAAGAAAACTAAAAAAAGACCCCTTTCGCATTTATGGATTTTCAAACAAAAAGCCTATACAATCTATCATGTAGACCTATACAACCTAATAAAATTGAAGCACCCAAATAAACTCCCACAACCATAACTAGAAAGATGCCTCTCGTCATTGTGGAATCCCCAGCAAAATGCGCAAAAATCAAGAGTTTCCTGGGAACAGGATATGATGTCATTGCATCTATGGGACATATTCGTGCTCTTGTACAAGAACTTAAATCCGTTGGCATTGACCGTGATTTTGAACCGACTTTTGAATTTATGAAAGAAAAAGCGAAAGCCATAACATCAATAAAAGAATCAGCCAAAAAACACACACAAATTCTTTTAGCAGCGGATGCAGATCGTGAAGGTGAAATGATTGCCTACAGTGTATGTCTTCTTCTTAAACTAGACCCTAAAACAACACCAAGGATTACTTTTACTGAAATTACAGAGAAAGCTGTGAAACATGCATGTGCAAATCCAACACGCCTTGACATGAATAAAATCTATGCGCAACAGAGTCGTGCAGTTCTAGACATGCTTGTTGGATTCACAATTAGTCCTCTTCTTTGGAAACATGTGGGTCAAGGACTTTCTGCAGGTCGTTGTCAAACTCCTGCTCTCAGACTTGTCGCAGACAAAGAGAAATCCATTGAGTCATTCTCTTCAGCCCAGTCATGGAAAGTAGAAGGTGAATGGGGTATGAGTCACAGAAATCACGAGACTCATTACCATGCATTTCTTACAGATGAATTAGAAGATGAAGAGTCTGCTCAAAACTACTTAGAGATGCGCATTGGAAAACGCAAGGGAACTGTTCTTTCCAATACTACAAGGCCCACATCACAACAGCCACCTATTCCTCTTATTACAAGTTCTCTTCAACAACAAGCTTCTACATTCTTACGAACAAATCCAAAGATGACAATGAGTATTGCACAAAGACTCTATGAAGCAGGACATATTACTTATATGCGAACAGATAAAGCAGTTCTTTCAGAAGAAGTAAAGAAAGAGGGTTCAGACTATATTTTGAAACGATTTGGCGAAGACTATGTGGGGTCGTGTTCCTCCAGTGCAACAAAACCATCAAAAAAAACCAAACAAAAAGATGTTCCTGCAGCTCAAGAAGCACATGAGGCAATTCGTCCCACTCATGTAGATCAACTAGATCTTCCAGTTCATGAAGATTGGTCTGCCAATGATAGGAAACTCTATAAACTGATTTGGACTCGCACTCTTCAAAGCCTCATGACTCCATCAAGAGGTGAACAAAGAACTATTGATTTTCGTGCAGAAGATGATGATGAGGATTGGACTTGGCGAATCAATCTGTCACAAAGTACCTTTGAAGGCTGGCGCATTCTAAACTGGAAAGAACTAACAGAAGACGAAGAGGCCACACAAAAAGAGGAATGGAATGCAAGTTCATCACTAAAACCAGGAACCATTCTGCAATGGAAAACTCTTAGTGTGCAGCCTCATTTTACAAAAGCACCTGCGAGATATACAGAAGCAACTCTTATCAAAGATCTGGAAGAAAAGGGAATTGGTCGTCCTAGTACATTTGCCTCTCTACTTTCAACAATTCTTGATAAAGGCTATGTAGAAAAGAAGTCATTTGAAGGTCGTGAAGTCGCTGTAAACACTTACAGTTTAACTCCAGAATC